GGTTATTGTTTCATCTTCTGCCAGTCCGACTCCGAATGCATTCGAGCATCCAAAAACAACAACAGAATCTTCCCAAGAAATATTTCTAAATTCATCTGTTCTATAATTTAGTTTGTTCGTTTTATAGTAAATTTCTTTGGTACGATAGTGCCAATCAGCAGGCATTTTTTCTAAATTACTTTTATAATACTCTGCAATATCAATTCCTGCAAACGAACCACTACTGGTAATCGGATTGGGCAGAAAGTTTAGTCTATTCATCAAATAACTCACCAATTTTCATGACTTTAGAATTCCAAGTAAAGTATTAGTCTGGCTGATTGCATCATCAAGTGCATGGTGATGCGTGTCATTTTCGGCTGCACGAATCTTAGCATTGCTAAGGCCCATAAGATTCATCACGGTGCGATAGCACATGATGTTGCTATAGCGCCAAGGATAAGGCAGACTGACTGCCGCATATGCAGACTCCAGAATGGAGATATCAAACGAAGCACCGTTACCCCATGGCATTACCTTGTCTCTACCAATCCAGTCAGTGAAACTTAGTAGTGCGTCCACGAGTTGTAGTTGGTCGACAAGAAGAGCATCTCTTGCTGCGGCACTTTGCTGCATCCACCAATCAATAGTAGACTTGTCAACGTGAAGCCCTGCGGTCTTACAAGATTTGGCATCGATGTTACAGTAGAACTTATCGATAATACCTTCACCAAGAGTGAACTTGGTAGCACCAATAGAAAGAATGGTCGCGTTGGCTCTTGTCGAAAGAGTTTCCAAGTCAATCATTACATGAACGGTATTAAGATCAGTTACTTTCATTTACGCTTCTCTTTTGCATATTGTGATAAGGCGTTATCACAATAGTTACGAATATTTTCTACCGTCACCATGTAGTTATGTCTGATATTAGAAGGCGTTGCCTTGTCCTGCATAGTATCGACCATCTGTTGGACGATTGCAGGAACAATTAGTTCCTTAGTCATGTTTTACCTTACTTTGTAGTATCAGTTGCGACGGGAATAGCTTTCTCTAGCGCCTGTTCCGCATCAAGCTCTTCGCCTTCTTGAAGGCGAATCAATGTAATTTGACCATCACAAATCATGTAGTGCTGACCCTCGCCGAGTTTAGACGATTCAAGGTAGATGCACCCGGCATTCTGAACCGAAATACCCTGAACTTCTTCGCGATGGCCAGCAACGCTATTAACAACTGAAATCACAGCGGTAGAAACAACGCCCAACATCAACAGGGAGAACCAGTTATCAGAAACAAACTTAACAGCAGTATTAGTTTTTGGAAAATCAATCATAAATGTACCTTTCAATTAGAGTGATGTTCTCATATTACTCTAAATCTAGTCCCGAGTCAATAGTTTTTTGTTTATCCAGATATTTTGGTCGGCGCTTAGGAATATTACTGACCTCTGCTGGCTTATCATAGTCTTCTACCAGGTCAATCGTCTTTTTAAGATAGTCAATGAACTCATTTCCATAATCACCGCCGTCGTGGTCTTGTGTAATCAAATCATGGACATCTAGATTACGAATGTATCGGTACTTTGCAGACTGTTGCTTCTTCTCTTTCGCAATACGGCGTAAGAAGGCATAATACGTAATCTGTGTGAAGTATGCAAAGGGGTTCTTAGACTTAGCAGGATCGAAGTTATCGATGTAAGTAATGCAATTTTCAATTCCATCTGATATCATCTCATCCCGATATGTGTAGTTAATAAAATTGCTTTTATATGCCAAGTGATTGGCAATCTTAAGGAAGCATTCACCCAGATAATTGGGCACACGAGGCTTCTTACTACTATCATAGTCTGGTTCAGCTTTAGCAGCCAAAACCTTTTCTCTATACTCTGTAATTTTTTCTAGAAACAAGGCGTTATCTACGTAGTGAACATTATTTTTTTTATTCTTGGCCATTAGGACCTCCATCATGATATAATCTGTTATACTACATTTTTTTGTATATGGCAACATTTTTATTAAAAAAAGTATTTACAACTAGTGATTCTTGTGGTATAAGAAGAGTGTAGCTCTTCAAAAATGAATCAATTAAGTAATCTTTTACTTCTTAGTATTCTTGATTGAAGAATTTCTATCTCGTTTAACTCTTCAATGTCTTCTATCGGTTCGGGGTAATTGCCCGTGTAAGAGAGATACTGTTGTAGCAGATTTTCTTTTAAAGAGCAAGAGGTAAGTATCTCTTTGGCACTTAAAAGAAAACTTTTATCCGGCGAAATTCCAATCCATGGTTTCAAGAGAAAAGTTTCTCCGTTTACACCGTCGCGGTTGACTTGGACCGCAATGACGGCAATAGGATCGTCTAACCAATAATTATTAGGGTCTGCTAGGCGAACACTTGCTATTAGTGTTTCGCCATTTTTTAACCTCAGAACAGTGACTTCGCTCATAGCTGTATTCTCACTAGTTTATAGTTGAAACCTTCTTCATTATATATCTTAATTCTTTCCACCATATGGGAAAGAGTATAGTTCTTTCGGCTCTTCCATGTTAGGTCATCACCGATATCAAATAGCCTGCACATTGTTTTGTCGGTACCTTTTCTAAGTCCTCTACCGATTGACTGTAGATTTCTAATGCGCGATTTGGAAGGTGATGCAAAGATAACGTTGTGCAGATTTCTTATATTTATACCCGTTGAAAACGTGCCGTAGGACGCTATAATGATGGCGTCTTTTTCTTTTTCAGTAATATCTCTAATCGCTTCTCGCTGTTGTGTGTCTGTACCACCATGGACAAAGAAAACTTGGCGAGTATCTCCGACCTTATTATTAATTAAATCATACAAAACTTGGCCGTGCTTTTCAATAAACTGAAATAGAACAAGTGTATTACCTTTTTGAGTTGTAGCAAGGTTCTTAATAACGTTGTTGCGTTTGGGGTGTGTGACCAACCAGTCCATCTCTTCTTGATATGTGTAGGTCTTCAGTACCTTCTTTTCTTCGTCCGTATAGTCCAGTAGAATACAATGAATGTCAAGATCAGCAACTGAGCCTTGGTCCATCAGTTCTTTAGTAGAGATAACTTTCTTTACCTTACCGAACAGACCCTCAAGAATAAGTTTATGGGTCTTCATTCCATCTAATGTTCCGGTGGTACCGATGCGATACTTCGTTTCAGTGCATTTGTCAAAGATGGATGTCAGCGACTTTGCTTTGAATAAGTGTGCTTCGTCTCCGTAGATAACATCAAACTCGGCAAAAAATTTCTTCGGTAGTTTGTAGATGGACTGCCATGTGGAAATTACAATCGATGCTTCGTTTGACTTTTCATGGCCAGCGTAAATCTTGGCGCAGTTCTGAGATACGTACCACTCGGTGTGTGATGCATAGTCTTGAAAATCTTTATACATCTGTTCTACGAGCGAAGTGGTAGGAACAATAATCAACTGCTTACGACCAAACTGTTGATGATAACGCATTAACAGATAGATGATGAGCGACTTACCCGATGCGGTAGGTGATAGTAGCAGTGTGCGACCGATACGAATAGCATATTTAACCGCTTCTAACTGGTAGTCTCTTGTCTCAATTGGCTTATCTTGGCTATGTAAGTTCAAAGATTCCGCAAACTTCTGCACATCTTTCATAGTAACTGGATCACCAATGCGTTCCATGTCAACGTCTACGGTGTAGTCAAGTCGCTCGGCAAACTCTCTGAGATAAGGTAGAAGACCAACGTATAGTTCTTTTGTCCATATATTGAACAGTCTGGCTTTACCGTCCCATAGTTTAGCACGATACGTTGGCATGAAACGTGCGCCCGGGACTTCAAAAGTGAAGTAATCATTTATTTCTTGTGCAATACCTGGGTCACAATCGACCTTCAGATGCACCTCATTTTTCTTGGAAACTTTTAGATCACTCACATCAATCCGTTTGTAAATTTAGTCCACTCAATGGCATTCTTAATATCCCATGTTCTACTATTTAGTGAGCGTATAATTTGCTCTAATTGGTAGAGTAAGGCTTTAACATATTCTACTTTGTCCATAGCTCGAATGATATCTTCATCACAGTTGATGCGGTCTTCCATATCATGCTTCAATGGCTTTAGGCCTTGATACTGGTTCCAGCCCTTATCTTGTAGTTCATCTAGGGTCATTTCACCTCGAAAGTATTTTGCTTTATCGCGGCGCAAACGATAGTAATCTGCTTCTGCTTTTCGCAGTTGCAGTTTAGTATTTGAAAGAATATTCAAATACTTTGCATGTAATTCTGGTGTTTTAGTAGATTCTCTGCCTAGATTTAACTCATCTATTTTAGAATCGCTTGTCCACATTTCTTGGACTTCTGATAATTTCATAATATAACCTCAATAGTTATTGAATAAACTTATACATCGTATATTTAAAAGTGACTTGTGCTGTAAGATACTGGACATTACCATCACTGATATCAAATTCCAGTCCTTGCAAAGTTGTTGGATAACAATCAATGAATTTAATTTCCATCGCTTTATTTAGATCGGAATCTAGAACAACTAATGTTCCATCAGAATAATCACCAGAGCTACTAAAGCCTTTTTCGGTTCCGCCTCTGGCTTGTTTGAATTCTTTATACTGGTTACGCTCTTCCGGAAAGCCTAGACCAATTAGCCAATCGTGTAACTCAATATAGTTTTGGAAGTTTTCTTGAACGATAAACTTTATGGTCAATTCATCATACGTAAGATTGGTACCAGGAACAGTGAAGTCTACCAATGGGTTAGCAATATATGCGTTACCGATTGACAACGCAGGTATGTTTGCCGACTGACAAAAGAACGATACATTAGGAAGCGTATCAATATTAAACTGAAAACCATTTGGCCTCAGATAATTTAAAGTATCCGGTGTATCTAAAATTCGCCTTGACATATCTTTCTCCGTCTATTATTTATAACGAAAAAGGGGAGAGCATTTCTGCTCCCCCCAGTTTTTTGCAACCCTTCCTCTAATGGGAAGGTATCGATTACATAAGGTTCGTAACCTTAACGCGACGATAGTATTGGTTACGGTTGGCAGTGAATGTATCACCGTCAGTTGTGCCGTTCGACTGTGTTACGAATGGGTTAGCGATCATGCCATAACGTGTCTTGAAACCAATCTTTGGTTGGAAGCTGTTAGGATCGATAGCACGAACCATTTGTAGTGGAACGTATGGGCAATAGAAGAGACCAGCATCATATGCTGTAGCGCCCTTATAACCAACAACGTAGAACTGGCTAGCAGCGCCTGTGTTAGCTGAGTAAGGATCGATATAAACCTTCTTACCACTGATTGTACCAACAAAGGTGTTACCTGTGTCGTCCGACTCAAGTGAACCTGGACCCTTTAGAGCGAGACCGGTGTCAAGAACACCAGCCATAGATAGAGCAGCCGCAACATCTGACGAACAGATGATGAAGTTACCTTTACCACGACGGGTATCTTGTGCGATTACGTTAGCGTCACGTTCCATGTTGAACAGAAGACCCTTGAAACGCTCAACGCTCCAACGACCATTCGAGTCAACGTCAAGATCGAAAGTACCAGCTGTTGCAGTTGAAGCAGCACCTGTCTTAGCGACCTTGTAGATTGTGCGGATAACTTCGCGGTTGATTTCGTTCAGAATTTCTTGTGAAAGAATGTTCGAAAGTTCTGATTCAGCATCAAGACCGTGAATAGCCTTAAGATCCTGTGCCAGTTCAACTGTGTATTCAGCCTTCAGCGCACGGGTCTTGGCAGTTACAGTTGTCTTTTCGATGCTGAATGCCATTTCACCAAAATCGGTTCCGCCAGATTCGCCAAGTTGCTCGGCATCAACTGTTGCAATACCAGTACCTGTGGTGTAGCTACCGTCAACTGGGTTCGAACCAGCGTGAGTACCAGCACCAGAGAAGTCTGTGTCGGCTTCGTTGAAGAGAGCTTCTGTGCCAGCTTGTGTGGTGTAGTTTGACTTCATTGCGAAGATCAAGCCAGTTGGGCCAGTCATTGGCTGAACGCCAGCAACGTCATACGCCATTAGGTTAGGAAGGGCGCGACGAACAAGCGAGATCAAGATTGGATCATACTTGTCGATGTTTGAAGCACCAGTACCACCGATGTTATTTGCCGGTGTTTCGAAAAGTGCCTCTTTTTCTTCGCGTAGGGCCTTTTCTTGGTTTTCAAGAACGACGGCTGTAACTGCGCGACGGTAGTTGTCTTTAATCGCGCCGAGTCCGCCGTGATTTAGAACAGGTTCCCACTTCTTTTGTAGTTGTTCTGAAAGAAACATGTAGTTTTCTCCTTGTGTGTCAATATCTTTTATTTATAAAAAAATTAGTTTTGAGCAGCAATCTTATCCAGTGCTTGGACATACTTACTGACTGTCGATTCGTCTAAGACTTCCACGCCTTCATCTTCTAGTTTGTCTTCCACGATAGTAGTTGACTTAGAAGCAGGGAAATAATTTTCCTTGATGACGTTTAACTTTTCTTCAAAGATGTCTGCGTTCTCGAATTCTACATCAGCTACCAACGACTTAAACTTTTCAGCATCGGTCTTTGCAAGGTCCTCAGAAACAACGGCGAAAACGCCATGCTTCAAAAGAGCTACATTGTTATTGTGCAGTTCTACATTTGCAGAAATTTGTTCGTCCAACTTAGCAGATACTTCTTCTAGTTGGGCTTGCATTTCACCAAGCACATCATATTTCTCTTCGGGAACATCAATATAATGTTCTGCGAACAGGTTTTTCATGCTGTTGATGAATGATTCCGCGATGTCGGTGCGAAGACCATTTTCAACAGCAAGTGCGTTGTCTTCAACCCACTTTTCAATTACATAACCAAGATAAGAAT